CGACCACGAATCGAGGATGTCGTTCAGGCGGATCAGGCCGTCCGTGGCTTCGGAGGTGGACGGCGTGTCGCCCGCCGCGCACGCGCCAAACAGGCGCATAGCCGATGCGATGATGTCGCCTGCGGTCATTGGTTATCGTTTCCTCTTCGCCGCGATGGTGGTTTTGGCGGCCGGCGCGGCCGCGGCTTCGCGGTTCACGTCCTCGCGCGCGTCGTCGTCGGCCGCGTCGTCTGTCGCGTCATCCGTCGCGGGTGTCGCGGGCGCGTCGCCCTCGTCGTCCTCGGGGTCGTCGAACGCGGCGGGCGTGTCCGCCCAGCCGTCCGCTTCGAGTTCGTCGTGCTCTTCGGGCGTGTGGATGATGCGCGGCGGCAGCTCGCGGTGGTAGCGCGTGGAGGGCAGGTGCATGGATTTCCTTGTGTTGGTTTGGGTGGACGCGCGTGATTGGCGCGCGCCCGCCTGGGGTTAGTAGCTGGGGTAAAACTTCGTGGTTGCTGCGTCGTAAGTGAACGTCATCGGTTTCGAGACAACGGCGGTCGACGCGATCGCGATGTTGTTCGCGTTTGTGGTGGTGAAGATGCCGTCGGGGATGACGGTAAAGGATCCGCCGGTGAAACCAACCGGGATATTGAATCCTGTAATCGCGGCGGTGCCCGTCACATGAAAGAGCGGGCCGCTCGGCGTAATCAGTCCCGCCGCGCTCGCGACCGCTGCCGTGGTCGCGAAGGAATCGCCGAAAGGACTATTCCAGCTCGGCACCCAGGAAAGCACGGTTGAGCTGCAGACCCACTGCGCGCCGGTCTTGGTGTTGACGTGGGGCGTGACATACACGGAGGCGGTAACGCATGCGCCCGAAATATCGTAGTCGCGGAACCAGTTGGGCTGGCCGATCAGCACGGTCGCGCCCGACGGGATCGCGGTCGCGGCGCCCTGCCGTCCGCGCGCCACGTTGATGACGGTCCCGTTGACCGCCTGAACAAGCATCACCTCGCCGCGGGGGTTGCCGGGCGAAATCACATAGAGTTCCGAGCCGATGGTGCCCTGGCTCGGCGCATTGATGCCGGTCGCCGAGGTCACATTGATCTGGCGGTCGATGGGGGCGGCCGCGCTCGAGAGCGTGGTTTGTGTGAGCGAGTTGGTCTGGGCGAACGCGGCAAACGCGAACGCGAGGAAAAGAGAAATGCTTTTAAGGGTCTTCATGGTTTGTTTTTCCTTGTGGCGTGCGGCGCCGCGCGTGCGGCGCCCGTGACGCTGTTCGTTTTTCAGCCGGCGATAACTGCCGCCATCTCCGCATACAGAGTGCCGAAGCCGGTCAGCGAGTCGAAGCGCGTTCCGACAATGCGGTTCACGCCGTCGAAGAACTGCACGAGAGACAGGCTCAGCCCGGTATCCGGGTCGGTCTGCATGCTCGAAATCGCGCCGCTGCCGGCGGGCGGATTTTCGAGCGGAACACTGACGAACGCGAACGCATTTCTGTGCATCAGCATCGCCTGCGGACTCACGGTGTTCGCTGCGCCGAACAGCGTGATCGCGCTGCCGTCCACGGGCGCGGCGGTTACGTTCTGGTACTGCCCGCTCGGCGTGATCGCGGGCGCGATCAGCACGCTGCCGTTGCCCGAGCCGTCGCTCGAGAACGCGGCTTTGACGACGAACTGCTGCAGGTCGCCGGTAGACTGTTTGGTCTGCGGATGCACGCCGAACACGGTCGCGATGGTGAAGCGGTCACCCACCACGAGGCGCGAGGCCGCGGTCGCGGTCCAGCCCCTCGTCAGGAGGCTCATGGTGGCATTGTTGCCGCCGTCCGCGTAGTTCGCTGAACCGCTCGATAGCGGCGTCCCGCCGTACGGGCCGGTCGTCTGCGAATAGATCGTCTGGTCGCGCTCGAAGTGATAGCCGAGCGTGTCGTCGACAATCGCGCCCTTCTTAACCATGCCGCCAATCTGCCCGGCGGGGTTGTAAAGGGTGCTCTGCCCGACCACATACGCGCTCGAGAACTTGCGGTTCACGATGCACGTCAGGTCTTCCTCGGGCGGCAGACCGTATTCCACGATCTTGTCGCCCGCGCTCAGATAAGTCGCGACGGTCGACGGCGTGGTGCCGGGCGTGCCGACCGCGTTCCACGTGTTCTGTGCGACGTACTGCGCGGCGTTGGCGTTGATCCTGTGCGCCATCGCGATCGCGGCGGGCTTGAAGTACTTCTCCTGTGCCTCGTCAATCGACAGCGTCTTTTCGACGCCGTCCCATTCGAAGTGGACGCCGGTCACATCACCGACCGTGATGTTGGTCTTGATGTTGGTCAGCGGCTGCGGCTGGTAGAGCAGGCCGGTGGTCGCTGAGAAAATCTGGGGCTTGCGCACCGACACGGTGTCGCCCACGGACTTACCCTTGAATTCCTTGTTGTAGTCCTTGCTCATGTTCCGGCAGAAGCTGAGGTAGCCGCCGAGGTTCATGAGGACGCCTTTGCAGTACACGTTGGGCGTGAGGATGATGTTGTTTGCCATCTGTTAAATCGGTTCCTTCGCGCGCGCCTGGCGCGCTGGTCGTGGGTGACCGCTAGTCGTTTCCCGCTTTGAGCCGCCGCGCGAATTCGCGCTTAAAACCGCGCATATCGAGCTTCGGGTCGTTGAGGTCTACAACTGTCGGTGTTCCGCCGCCGCCCACGTTGCGCGGGGGCTTCGGCAGTTCTTTCACCGTGGTTTTCCTGTCTGCAGGAGGAGCTTCGAGCGATGCTTCGAACTTCGCGAGCGCGGCGACGGCGCGCACGGGCGACATTGCCGCCATACGCGCGATCTCTTCGGGCTGTTTGCCGAGTTCGTAGTACAGTGCCGCGTTATTCGTTTCGAGCAGATAATCCGCGAGCGCGCTGGTTCCCGGTGCTTTGGGCCATTCGATCCCGCTCGTTACCTCGTCGTAATCCGCGTGCGTCTTGCGCGCCTCGACCTCGGCCGCGCCGAAGTCCGCGGCGCGCCTCGCCTGCTCCGCGTCGCGCTGCGCTTTCGCGCCCGCTTCGCGCTGCGTCGCGAGTTCCTTGTCGATCTCGGTTCGCGCTTCGAACCGCGCGATCGCACGACTGTATTCGTCGTAGGTCTGAAAGTCTTCCTGCTTCGGAGCTGCCGGCGGCGCCTTTTCTTTTGCAGGGGGCGATACCTGAGTTTTTGCCAGGGCCTCGTCGCGCTGTCTTTCGGCTTCGCGCTGCGCTTTGACGGCTTTGTCGATGCGCTTCTGTACGTTTGGGGTTACGGCGGGCTCGTCGTCGGCTTTCGCCGCCTTGAACTTGCCGTCGATCCCTCGCTCTGTCTCCTGCGTGGCCGGTTCCGATGCCGGTGCGGTTTTGGCGTCCTTCTCGGCCGCCGCGGGTGTTTCGGTTTCAGTTTCCGCGTTCGCGCCGGCCGAGGCCGTGACGAGTGCGCGGAGCTGGTTAATAGATGGTTCTTCGTTTTCAGGCAATGAGTTTTCCTTCGCGCGGCGTATAAAGCCCACCGTGGGGCGGTTTGCTGCTCTTAATCTTGGTAACGGGAATCGATCGCGATGACGCGCGCGATGGTGATCCCCGGGTTGGCTTTGACCAGCGCGGCCAGCGCGCCGTCTTCGGTATAGGAGATCGCTCTCATCCCCGGATCGGACGCCGAAATTGCCATGGTACGGCCGGATTCGTCGTCGACGCTGATCAGGTAAATCGATATGCCCGGTTGAGGCAGATTGTTGTAACTGATTCCGACGTTGCCGAGCTGCTGCATTCCGACGTTGCCGAGCTGAGATCCTCCGCTCGCGTTCATTGAGATCCTCCCTGATCCGGTTGCTGCGCCTGCTGCGCGGCCGCGTGTTGCTGATCGCTCGCCTGCGCCTGCGCGGCGGCATCCTGGCCGCTCGCCTGCATCGCCTGCGCGTGCTGCTGGTCGCTCGCCTGCGCGGCCGCGTCCTGCCCCGCGCCCACGCTCGTCAGCGCGGCTTCGTGCGCGCGGTCGAACATTGCCTCGAGGCGCTGCCCCTCGCGATCGGCGTCCGCGATGTCGGCCGAGATGCCCGCGCGGATCGCGGCGACGCGGATCTGCACCCACGCGTTCATCGCGGCAATTCGTTCGCGCGACGCGTTCTCGGCCTGTTTCGTTTCGAGCTGCTGCGAGAGCGCGTGGACCTGCTGCACGAGCTGCGCGTGCTGCTGGCTCATCACCTGCAGCTGCTGCTGTGCCTGCTGCGCCTGCTGCTGGCCGTTCTGGTTCTTTTCGTCCTGCAGTGCCGGCGGCAGCATCTTCTGGTAGCGGTCCGCGATCTGGTCGGCGAACGGCGCGTCCATCGCACGGAACAGGAGATCCCCCGCGACCGACATGAACGTCTTGTCCTTCTGTGCGATGTTCGCGTAAATCTGAAAAGCCTGATCTCGCTGCGACGTGTAGGACGGGCCGGTCGCGATCGCGCACTCATAATCGCCGTCTCCCATGGAGTGGGTGACCATCTTGCCGGTCTTGTCGTCGAGGTACGGCTGATTGATCCTGACCTGCTTCGTCTTGCCGCTCTCGTCGCGCACGGTGCGCTCGCCGGGCTTCTTGCCGTCGACGATAGGGATCAGTTCGAGAAGCGCGCGGCCGAGCGCTTTGCGCGTGCGCGCTTCGTTATCCGAAAAATGGAAGTTAGTAACGTCGGACTCTTTTTTGCGGCTGTCGATGGCGATCCCGCTGTCCGCGTTCGACTGCGCGCCGAGCGCGTCGTTGAAAATGCCCATCGCGGCCTTAACCGCGTCGATGGCCTGCAGATACCCGGTGACAAGAGCCTGAATCGGGGGCTCGTTGACCACGCGCACGGGTGGCCCGATGGGGTTGCCGTTGATGTCCTTGATCTTGTACTGGATGAACGCGCGCGGGTCGGTGTTGACGCTCTCCCACTCCTCCTCGCGGCCGAGGAACTGCCCCTCGGCGCCGATGTACGGCGTTTTCGGCATCTGCGCGATCTGTTCGGCGATGTTCGAGACGTAGAGATTGACCAGCTTCTGCGGGTCTTTCGCGCCGCGAATCAGCGAATATGTGCGCTTCTTTCCCTCGACGATAATGGTCCTGCCCCACTGCGGGAAAACCGGGATTCCGCTGCCGATCCACTCGGTTTCGTCGTGGTTTTCGACGCCGTCCGTAACGTAAATCGTGACCGTGCATTTGCCGTCGTCGTCGTAGCTTTTGACGTAATAATCCGCGACGAGGATCTGCGCCATGTCTCCGCCGACGCCCATCCACTCGGGCGCGGGGTTCTGCGCGTCGTCCGAATAAAAGCTCCGCATCGACGCGATAGAGTCTTTGCCGAACGCGGTTTCGTGTTCCTCGCGCGTCATCAGGCGCAGCACAAAGCAGTACTCGGCGTCGCTGCGGTCGTATTTCCGCGCGGCCGGATCGAACAGGACGCTGAACTGGTTCTCGATGGGCTCGATGCAGAGTTCCTGCGCGCCGCTGTGGCCCTTCTTGTAGCGCGTGGTCAGGCGATAAAATCCGCGGCCGCACATGACCTGGCCCTCGCGCGCTGTGTCATACGCGATATCGGCGTCGCATTCATACTCGATCTGGCGGATGCGTCCCTGGAAATACTCCGCGGTTTCGGGCGTGCCGCCATCGCGCGCGGTCGCCTGAATGGCCGGCTTGTTCTGGCGCCCGTCGTTGACCACCTGCGCGATTGAGGGCGTGAGGCGGTCTTCCGTCAGGATCGGCCGCTTCGCTTCCTTGCGCGCCGCGAGCACGGCCGGCGTCCACTGCCCGTCGCCGCCCGCAGCGAACAGCACGTCGCTCTCCGCGTCGGCGCGGTCGGCCGCGTCCTGCGCGAGCGCGTACGTGTACCGATCGCGCATGAGCTGGAAGAAGTCGTCGCCGGGCTGGGTGATCTTGGGCAATGGATTATCGTTCAGAGCGGGCGTTAAACCGCGTGTGCGGCGCGATCATTTCGCGGACCTGCGCGCGGATCGCGGCCGGGGCGGCGGCCACAAACCCGTCGAGCGCTTCCTGCGTGGGAATCCGCGCGGCTATCGCGTGGAGGCGAAGTCGTTCGTCTGTCGCGCGCCGCGGCGCGCCTTTAATCCGTTTCATCAGATATCGGGTGTCGCGCGTGGGCGTCGGACGTATGTCGCGCCAACAGCCGCGACGGGCTGCGCGAACGTGAGCGCGAGCGCGTCGCCATCGTCGGGGCTCGCGATACCGCGTTTCTGCATCGATTCTTTGCTCTCGATCACGAGCTGGCTTTTCGTGTTGAGGTGGTAACCTGGCCCGACCAGATCCGTCGCGAGCCGCGTGTCGTCGGGGTCTATGGCGCCCTTCGGTAACCATTCCTTCATCGCGTTCCACATGTACGCGCGCATATTGCTCTGGTGGTAATCCGGACTGGCGCCCCCGAACACGATCTCCTGGGCCTGCGTGAAACCCATTGACGCGAGCCGCTCCGCGATGGGCGAGCCGAACGCCGAATCGATGAACAGCGCTGCGACCTTCCGGTCCGGATCCGCCTCGCGCAGCACCATCGCGGCGCGAGCGACGAGAATCTGCCGATCACGTCCCGCTTCTCCCGTGATCCGGATCGGCGCCGGCACTCGCGGGCCCGGCCGGGCATCGCGGCCGCGGCGAAAGCGAATCACGTTCCACGCCTTGCCGCCGCCCGACACGTCAAATCCGGCGATCAGCGGTTCATCGTCGAGCGTCTCGACCATGTTGCGGCGCGCGGCGTCCACGCGCTGGGTGTCGATGAACTGCAGCTCGCTCGCGCCCGGCGGTAAACCGAGAACGCGAACTTTGACCCAGTCCGAATCGATGCCGTAATCGGCGATCCATTCAGCGATCAGCGCTTTGTTCGTGAAACGCGAGTTGCGCGAATCGACCGTGCGCACGTTCCAGCGATCACGCTGGGAGCCGAAACAGACGTTGTAAAATTCGCCGGTGTTGCGCTCGGGCTGGCCCCAGCAGATAAAGATTGGCGAACCGTCGGACAAGCCGCCCATCGCGACCTGCCAGATTTTGTCGGGCACGGTCGACGCCTCGTCGAACAGATACCAGCTCGTCGAGGTCTTGGCGTGCTGCCCTGCGAACGACTGCGCGTTTTCCTCTTTACAGGTCTGCGCCGTCAGACACCAGTTCTCGGGGGTCTGCCCGTCGCTCAGGATCTCCGGACGCGCATAAATCCCGCGACTGAGGACTTCCCACCAGTGCTCCGTAATGCAGAGCCTCGTCCACTTCTGAATCGCTGCCCACGTGCGCGTTTCGAGCTGGGTCGCGGTGCCGGCCGTCACGGTGCCGATGGACTGCGGGCGCGTCGACATAATCCAGTTCGCGATCCAGGCGCCCATCGCGCTTTTGCCGGTGCCGTGTCCCGACGTTTCCGCCATGCGAATCGGCATCACGGGCGTGGTGCCGTCGAAACGGCGCTCTCGTACCTCGTTGCCCAGCGCGGTCAGAAACTCGATCTGGTTTGCGTCCGGTCCTTCCTCGTTTTCAAGGTCGGTGCCGGCCACTCCCCATGGATAAGCGGCGTAAACCCATCCAAGCGGGTCGGCGTAAAATTGTCCGACGAAGTCGGCGAGTTCAAGGTTTGCTTTCGTCACCTGGGGGGCTTCGGCATGGCCGCGAGACGGTCACGGGCCGCGTTCAGGCGTTCGACGATTCCAATTTCGATCGGACCGCCGTCCTTACCCGTGACTTCGAGGGCGGCGACGCGGTACTTTTCCGGCTTAAATCCGCGCAAAAGGAACATGAGCAGCCCGTCGGACTTCTTCCACACGCCGAGCGGCGGCGCGCCCGGTACGCGGCGGGTGCCCATCACGGCGGGCGTTTCCGCGGCGGGCTTACCGTTCGTGTCGAGGTCTTTCCAGTCGCCCGCCGGTTTCGCGGGCTCTACTTCGTATTGCTCGTACTCGTAGCTGAAATTGCCCTGGTAAACCAGCGGTTCGTACACGCCTATGCGGGCGCGCTGGACCGCTTCGTCTTCGAGCGCCTGCGCGGCCCGCGTCATCGCCGCGTCGAACGCGGCGCGGTACTTGCCGTCCTTATCGTTGGCGAGCCACTCGTAATGCGCGCCGCGGTCAATCCCGCACGCATCCGCCGCGGCCGAGACGTTCGCGCACGCCGCGAACGCGGCGAGGAAAGCCGGTTTGCGGTTGCGGGCGCGCCGCGTCGCGGGCTTCTTTTTCGTTTTCCGTTTCAAGCGTTCAGACGCCGAATGTCGGCGTTGGCTTCGGTGCGGGCAGCGCGGCGGCCGGGTGGGCGAGGATTGCCTGCAGGAGACCTGCGAGGGCGCCCGCGGCTGCGGAAATGCCGACGGTCTGCCACGAGGCGCCGCTTTCGATGGCGCCGGCGGTTGTCTTTGCGGATCCGCCGAGCACGCTCTGGAGAATGGATTCTAAGAACGGGTTCATAACTTTTTCGTTTGCCGGGTGCGTCTGCAGCGCGCTTTGCGGCGCGTCAGGCTCGCGATATCGTGTTCGATCTCTGCGAGGCGCGCTTCGAGGAGCGCGATCGTGCGGGCGAGCAGGGCGCGGTCGATCATGATGTCGCGCCTCCACGCGCGACGTCGCGCGTGTCGATCTGGACGGATACCGCTCGGCCGAGGATCTCGATCGGCAGCGTGAGGGTCGTTTCGCCCTGCGTCCGCGTGACGATGGCGAGGATCCCGGCGAAAGGTCCGGATTTCACGCGCACCCGCTCGCCTACGACATACGCGCACGGCGAGCAGGGGGCGGGTGACTCAACGACGCGCCGAAGATCTTCGATCACGTCGTCGGAAATGGGTATTGGTGCCTGATCTATCGACAAAATCTCAACCACGCCGCGCACGAACACGCGCGCCTTGTCGGCGGCGTCGAAGCGCGCGAAGCAATATCCGGAGAAGAGCGGCCGCGTCGTCACGTTCGTGCGGTCGGACCATCGCGTCGTCCTGCTGTACGTCGGCAGAAACTCCTCGACGCCGGCGGCGCGCAGCGCGTCGCGAACCGTGAAATCGAAGCGCGAGCGCAGGCGCAGCACGAACCAGCGGCGCGATGTCGGAGGGGCGTCGTGCGCTGGTTTACCGCTTGTCGGATGATGCACTCCGTGCCCTTGGGTCACAGAGCGCGATCCGGATGGGTCGCTCGGCTGCGTAAGCTCTTAGTCGGCACGGAGGACCGTACCGTACCAGGTCAGCGCGACTGGGTGTGGATCGGCCGCAGCTGTGTGCCGGCGCGGATGAACTGCTTCCGCAGCGTCTGGTCTGCCGTAAAGATGGGTTTCACCATCCACGTCTCGCCCTCTTCCGACTTCTCGATCAGGTACAGCAGCAGCACGGGGCGCTGATCGATGAAGCACATCAGCTCGGGCTCCGGCCGCGTCACTTCAAATCCCTGATGTCGCGACGGATGTCGTCCGTGTCGCGCTTCTGCGTGGCGCGGTCCGTCGCGAGCGCGGCGCGCGCGAGCATGGCGAATTTATCGTTGACGTGATTCGAAGAGTCGATGCCCTCGCGCGTGAGCGCAGTGTTCTCGTCGATTCCGCGCTGCAGGAGCTGCCTCGCGTGGTCGGCCGCCGCGCGGTCCTCGGTTTCGTACTTGTGGCGCCGCTCGTCGCGCCTGCGGTCGTCCCACGAGCGCAGGAGTTGCACTATGATTGAGGCGAGCGACGCCGCGCAGGTGCCCCAGAGCGCGAGGTCGGGCGCGCCCGCCAGCAGCGCGACCGTGCCCGTCAGAGCCGCCGCGTTTAATCCAAGTGCGTTCATGTGTGTCACTTTTCTTCTTCCCGTGGTGCCGGGTATTCGGCCGCTCGTTTGCGCGCCCGGCGCAGTTCGCGTTTCGCCTGTTCGCGCTCGCGGTGGAGGCGCTCGACGCGGTGCTCGAGCTCGACGACGCGGTCGGCGAGGATCTCGGCGTGCGCGCGATGCGGCATTCGGCCGGTGAATCCGCTTAGCTCGCGGCGCTCGTTGATCGTGCGCCGGCGCGAGGCACGCGCATCGCGCTGCCGCTCGTTCAGCCGTTCGCGCTCCGCTGCGCGCTGTTTCGTCTGCGCGACGTTTTTCCGTCTTTCGTCTCTCTGCAGCTTCAGGGCGTCGCGACGTTTCTGCGCACGCGCCCGCAGCTGCCGCGCCGCCAGCCGCGCGCGCTTGGCCGCCTCGCGCGCCTCCATCTCGGCCGCGTCCCGCCGCATCCCCTTTATGCTGCCTTTCCGCGTTCGAAGGTCTTGAGCGGCCGCGCGCCGGTCGGGGCGCTCGTCACGACGCTCGCTTCCATGCCGGGCGCGTGCTCGGCGAGTGCCGCCAGCGTGCAGGTCGCGAACTTCGCGAAGCGCGCCGCGCCGAGCAGCTTGATCAGCTTCACGAAATTGATGCTCCGCTGGGTGGCGCGCGGGCCGACCGCGACGAGGAAGCGCTCGCCGGTCGCCTCAAAGGGCTGGTCTGCGGGCGACGCGTCGAAGTGCGCGCGGATGGCCTTACGCAGAGCCTCGACTCTGCTGATCTTGAGTTGCACGGGGGCCAGCTCGCGCTCGAGCGCGCCGAGTTCGTCCACCTGCGCCGCGATCAGGGACGCGTTGATACCGGTTTGTTTGGGTGTTGCCACATTTCCCTAGTCGGCATGGCGCGGGGAAGTGTACAATCATGTCGCGCGTACGGGCGACGGATGTCGCGCCGGTGTCGCGCGTTATATCAAATTTGTAATATCTTCCGGAGGACCGAATGCAGGCAACCAGGACAGCAGAAAGTGAATGGCTCCCGAAGGCCGCGGCCGCGAAGCTCGCGGGGATCTCGACCCGCCAGCTCGAACGCCGCGAGGCGCAGGGTTTTGTCGAGAAGCGCGTCCTGCCGCGCGGTCCGATGGACCGTACGGCGCCGGTCGAGTACTCGCGCGCCGATCTGCTGGCGCTCAAAAGCGGTAAACCGAACGTGCACGCGCGCGAGGTCAAAGAGCCGCCGCCTCCCGGCCACGTCAAAGTCGCTGCTCACAACGCAGAAGCGGCGGTTCTCAACGCATCGACCGCGCTCGCCCTCGTTGCGCCGCCGCCGCGCAACGGCGACCCGTGGGACGCGCTCGCCGCGAAGCTCGCCGGTCTCGCGGCGGCG